GTAAATGCCCGGAATTTCGGTGATGAAACCCACATCGTCGTTGATAAACGCCTGCCGCGTCATGCTGAACTGGCGCCCGTAGGTGTCGATCTGACGCTGGGGCAGCAGCTCGCTTTGCGGCTTGTCCGCTTTCAGCTCGCCGTTCTCACCCACGCGGAGGAAATCACCGGCGCCGCCGACAAGATAGCTGTGATCCTTGGTCGGCTTGAAGTCGCTCACGCTGCCCTTGTTCGTCCACAGCTGGAACGTGGTGGGGATCTCCTCGTACATATGCACAATGTTCTTGCGGATCGCGTTGTCGAGGATCGCAGGGAACGCCGCCGTGGGATTGTAGAACTGGCGGCAGGCCATATTCCACAGATCGTCCTTACTCATACGCAGCAGGGCGGTGGTCGTACCCAGCCCCTCGCGGCTCATGCACTCAATGGCAAAGTCGCGCAGGGAGTAGCCGCGCATTTTCTCCGCGTCCTTGGCGGGGTTCTGTACCTCCACGCCGTTACGCATCAGCAGGGCGTCCACCGCGGCCTGACGGAAGTTGTCGCCGTTGGGTTCCTCGCTCATGCGGGACGCAATGGGCGCGCCGTTTTTCAGAAGATGCTCCACCGCCGCCGCGCGCACGGCTTCAAGGGTGCTGCCGTCGGCAATGAATTTTTCCGGCTCCATGCCGGTCTGACGGCAAAGCGCCGTGATCTCGCTGGTGCGCTTGCGCTCGTTCTCCACGGCAGCGCGGGCCGCGTCCTCCAGCGTACCGTCAGAGCCGCCGCCCTCGGCACCGGCGCCGCGGTTTCCGCCCGCGGGAGGCTCGCCGCCGTTTTCACCGCCCGCGGCGTCGATCTCGCCCTGCAGACGGGCAAACTCGCTGTTTTCCTCCGCCGTCAGCTCGCGGCCTGCGCTGCGCGCGCCGGTCACAATAGCCTGCTGGCGGGCGATCATTTCCTGAATGGTCATTGTCTTTTTCCTCCTCAATGGTTTTTATACAGATTTCGGTTGATCTGGATCTGCTTTTCGTAAAGCTCATAGCTTGCCGCAGGCGGCACGGTTTCCTCCGCTCTGCCTACGCCCACGGTCGCGTCCGCCGGAACGGACACGATAGACACCTCCAGCGGCGTCCACTTCCGCGCGATCTGACACGGGCCGGTAAAGCGGTTATCCGCAGAGGTCTTTCCGGCCACCACTTCCTCCCATGCGTCCACGCTGTACCGCACGGACGTGGTTTTCAGGGTGCCGGACTTCACCTTGCCGAAAATCTTCTCGGCTTCTTCGTCGGTGTCAAATTCCACCTCGGCCATGCCGCGGTGGTTCTCCACCCATGCGCGGATCACCTTTCCCACCACAACGTCGGTCTTGTGGTTGAAAAGCAAAACGCCCACCTCGTTCAAGCGGGAGAGATCCACGGCGCCCTCGCCGTGGTCGAGAATTTCCATGCCGAACCACCGTCTATACGGTTCCTCGCTGGAAAAGCTGATCGTGCGCCTGCGGCTGTCCGCCTCCGCCGATCTCGCCGCCTCGATGTGGCCCATGCTGCGCTGGCCGTTATTCTTTTCCGGCCCGCCCTCCGCTCTCTGCGGTGTTTTCCCGTGCTGCTGTCGTTCCATTTCCATAAATCACACCTCCTAACTCGACGCCGACAGAGCGGCCATATTTCAGGACTTCCGCCATTTCGTCAACGGCTTCTTTCCAGTCCTTGCCCTGCTCCGCGCAAGCGTCCACAAATGTTTTCTGGCCGCTTTGCAGAGCGATTTTTCCGGCGTTCGCCTCCTTTGCCGGATCGATCCACTTTTTCGGTGCTTTCGTCCAGCTGTGCGCGAGGTACTGCGCCTTTTTATCCCAAAATCCGGGCATTTGAATAAGCCCGGAGAGATAACAGGAAATCACAAAGGTTTCGTACACCTCCGACATGAAATCCATAAGCAGCTCCACGTCCTCGGTATAGGTGTTTTCGTCCTCGATTGCGTTCTGACGCGCGGAGGAGTAGGTGGCCCCGCTCATGTCGCGGCTCACCGCCTCATAGCTCAATCCCTGTCCCGCCGCGATAAGCGCCTGCTGGGTTTTCAGGAACCCCGCCGCGTCGCCGCCGGAACCCTTGGGATCGACCACCTGAATTTCGTCGCCCGCGCCTAAACTCTGGATCATGCCGGGTGTCAGCTTCTTGCCCTCATAGTCCACGTTGCCGTCCGGCGTCCTCATGCCGCCGCGCCCATAGCCGCCGGTTGGGATCGCCCGCTTGATGAACACGGCCAGACACGCCGCGATACGCTCCTTGACGGAAACAGCGGTTATAAACTCGTTCGTATCGCGTACCCGCGTAATGGTCGGCGCCATGTCGGACATTTCGCGCAGTTGGCTGGGCCGCTTTTTGCTTTTGAAAAAATAGACGTCCTTTGCCTCGATATAAACGGGATCGTTCAGGCTCCAGCCCTCAATATCGTACTGCGTGATCCAGTAGCCCACGGGCCTGCGCCATCGGTTGTATTCGATCCCGCCCACAACGCGGTTTCCCTTGTTCTTCGGCGTGGTCGCGTTAATGTCTAATTCGCCCACCTCGACCGCCTGCAGCTGAAACGGCACCATGCCCTGCCGCGTGTAGCGGTAGAGGAACAGCAGCCCACCGTCCACCTTTTTGCGGTCTACGGCCATACGCAAAATTTCATTGAAACTCTGTTCGCCGGTCACGTCGCAGTTTTGCGCCTTGCACCAGCGCCTCCACTCCCGTTCCAGCTGTTCGTCCAGCGCGTCGTTGCCGGTCTTTGCCTGCAGGGTGTAGCCCTTGCCCACCACATTGCGCTTGTAGGCGTGGAGAATGGACTGGGCAATATCGCTGTTGCGTTCGAGGTCGCGGGCGCGGGCGCGCACCACGTCGCGGCTCATGCGATCCGTTACCTCTGCGCTCTCGTTGTGGACACGCCACCCCGCATTAAGGCGTCCGAACCCCGCCGCGTCATAGCCGCGCACGATCTCCAGCTCTTTCCGCCATGCCTCCCGCTTGCAGGCGTACTCTGGAGAGATCGCGGCTATGATTTTCTCAAATGCTCCCGTCGGGATCACTTCCTTTCTGTTTGATTGCCTGCCGCGAGGTCTGATCGGTAAAAACCTGCACAAGCACCACCGAAAATTCAGGATCGTAATCAATGGCGATCCTGAATTTTTCTTTTTCGTTCAGGACGCACGGCAGCTTTTTGATATTTTCAAGAACGCCCGGTTTCATCGGCCACAGCCCGCGAAATGCGGACACTTCGGAATAACCGTAATGCTCCGCCGCGGCCTTTGCCGTCGGCTTGCTGTCAATATCCATGCAGGCCTCCTATCGTCCGTCAAAGAACGCCACAAAGGTGCGGTCGAGCAGACAGGCGCTTTCCCCGCTGTCGATCCTCGCCTCCAGATCGTCCCGAATGGCTTTGAGCTGCGCGAGGTCGGCGCGCGTCAGCGAGCGGCTGCCGATCTTGTACGATTGGCCACCGGCCAGCACCGCCGAAATCGCTTTATTGACCTGCTCCAGCATTTCCGCGGTCGTCTGTGTGTTTTCGCTCATGTCTCGGCCTCCTTATAGCCAATTATCATTTTGATTGATCCAGTTTTCCTCTTGCGTCGGCTTCGCGGCCTGCTGTACCGGCTTTCGCGGCTCCGGCGTTTTGCTCTCCGTGTCCCGCAGGTAGAGGGATCGGACATTCAGAATGTCCGCCGCGGCAGCGGCGTACACCTCGCAGTCCAAATAGTGGTTGTCCGCGTGGGTGGATTTCAGCACCCATTTTTGCACCTCTTTTCCGCCGCTCCGCTCCGTGATCTTATGCTCCGCCGTGACCTGCTCGGCATAGTCGCGGTCACATTCCGCGTGAACCTGCCATGAGCCGGTGCCGTTCGGCTTTCTCATGCGCGCGGCGATCTGGTCTTTGTACTTCCCGCCGTCCACCAGAACCAGCGTCATGCCGTTGGCGCGGCTGCCCGCCTTGTTGACGGTGGACAGGCGATAGTGCGAAAGCATGGTGCTTGTGCCTTTGCACGGCAGCACCCAGTCGGAGCGCTCCACGCAAAAGTCGTAAACTTCGTCGGTCTGGTCGCCGCTGTCCATCAGCGCGAGGTTTACCATGGCCGTGTCGCCGTCCGGCAGGCGGAACTCGGTGTTCATAACCTTGTCGATCTCCGCCATGGAAAGCGCCTGCCCGTGGGCGATATTCTGCGAGGTCATGTAATTGCCCCACGCGCGGATCGTCCAGTACATACAATTTTCCTGCACGTCGATCCCGCCGGTTATGAGCTTCGTCCAGCTCGGCAGCGTCCACGCTGGCGTTTCCGTCTGTCGCTCCAGCACCAGATCGGCGCTGGTTTTCAGCTTCGTATCTTCCCACGGCTCTGCAAGCCATGAATTGGTGAAGTTGTGCAGCAATTCGGGATCGTCCTTGCTCCGCATGAACTCGCGGGCGATCTCGGAAAAGCGGGTGAACGGGGAATAGAGGGTGTTGATCCAGAACGCCACGCTTTTGGGCGTCTTTGACTTTTCGACAACATTCTGCCACCGCCCGCCGCGCAGCATTTTTCCTTTGTCCTGATCGGTGATAACGCCGCCGCACTCTTGGCAGGCGTACACGGCCATTTCCGCGCGGTCTGCACTGTCCGGCACATCGTCCTTGCTTGGCCATTTGATGCAGGCAAATTTCAGCTCGATAAACTTCCCGCAATGCGGACACGGGACGAAATAGTGTTTGACCACCTCCGCCCGCTCCATGGCCCGCCAGATATGCCCACTTTTCAGCGTCGGGGTGCTGGCCATGAAAATTTTTCGGTTGAAATAGGTTTTTGTGCGCTCTCGCGCAAGGGAAACGGGATCCGCCTCCTTTTTGCTCGCCGCCGGAAATTTGTCCACTTCGTCGAGAAAAAGGTTTCGTATATTCGTACTCGCCAGATCCGCCGGACTGTTCGCACCCGTCAGCCACACGGTCATATCCGCGAATTTCAGCGCCAGCTTTTCGCTCTCGTTCTCGCGGTACTTCTTCGCAAGCGGCGCGCAGCTCTTTATCATCGGTTCCAGCTTGCTTTCCACCGTGCGCTTTGCGAGGTCGTCCGACGGGTAAACGATCATGGTCGGAGCGGGATCCTGCGCGATCAGGCTGCCCAGCGCGTTCTCCATGGCAGAGGTGCCGCCCACCTGCGTGGGCTTCACGAAAACGATCTCCTCCACCATGTCGTCGGAAAAGGCGTCCATGATCTCCACAAGGTACGGCGTTACGCTGTTGCGCCACGGGCCGGGGATCGCGTTCCCGCTCGGCAGTACGCGGTATTTCTCCGCCCACTCCGACACGGGCAGTCGCTCCGCCGGTCGCAGGGTTTGCAGCGCGTCACAGATCCACGCGGGCGCAGTAAACGGCTTTTGCCGGAACTTTTTCATTCCTCCGTCCGCTCCTCCCGTTGCACCGCGGCGTCCACGAATGTTTCCAGCATGGCCTCCAGCTCTTTCCGCAGGCTCCGCTCCACGCCCCGCACGGTCACGGCGTCCGCCGCGCCCGCCAGATTTGCGGCGACGCGGGCGGGGATATTCAGCGCAAAGCGCTTGAATGTCTCCAGAAATTCGTTCAGCTCTGCGGTGGCCTGCTCCGTCGGCAAATACCGCCGCTCGGCAATGGCTGTTTTCAGGCGGTGCAGCTGGCCTTGGCTTTCTTTCAGCTCCACCTCGGCCTCCAGCTTTTTCAGCGCCAGCTCCGTGGCTCTGCTGTTCTCGCCGCTTTCCTGCGCCTTTGCCTCTATGTAGGCGATATATTTCTGGACTGTCTCGCAGGTGCGGTATTTCCGCGCGCCGCCTCCCGGCGGCACCTCGGTTTCCAGCACGCCCTCCTGCGTCAGCTGTTGGATCCGCCGGACGGTTTTCCCCAGCATTTGCGCGATCGCGCTTGTGCTGGCCCACTCCGGCACGGTGCCGGACAGGGTAGCGGCCTTTTCTGCCGCTTTCTTTTTCGCGCCGGTCGCCGCCTGCTTTTTGGCGGTGCCGCCGGTGCGCTTCTTTTCCGCCACCAGCGTCACCTCCTTTTCCTCGGCAGGCCGCTTTCAGCGCCCGCGCCGCGCCCTACATCAGCCGCCCGCGAATGATCGCAGGACTTCGGACGCGGCAGGCGCCGCAAGCCACCCGCCGCTCCGCCGCGGCGTGCTATGCCTGCTTTCCGGCGCAGGCTGGCCGCTTTTTGTGTCCCTACTTCATGGGCAAGGGCTTTCCCGCCTTCCGCCGGAGGCTTGCCGCTCTCACCGCTTCGCACAGCAGGCAGAGCCGTTTCCGCCGCCGTCGGCACCGCTTCCGCCCGCGCGCAGAGGCCCGCGCGTTTCGCTTTGCCGTTTTTTGGCGGTTTCGCGTTTTTCGTCCCCCTTTTCCCGCCTTATACCCCCTACGGGGGGTATAACTTTCCGGCCATTTTTGCAATCCGTAACGAAACAGCCCGATTTTTTTACTTTTTTTCAGACAAAAATTCCGGGCTTTCCTTGCCCCGCAACGGTTTTTCCCTTGGGAAGTACCTAAACAGGGGGGGAGGGAGGCCGCGGACGCCCTCGGCAAAAGACGCCCGCGGCGCAGGTGAGCCGTGCCGCCGCAGCGCGTGGCGAGCGCGCCGCTATGATGGAGGGCGGACGGGGAGAAAGGAGAACAGAAAGCCCCGCGGCAGACGCTCCACGGCTATGGAATGGAAAGCAAAGAGACACCGGCCTGTCGGCTGGTGTCTCTCGGTATTCTTTTCAGGAGGTTTCATTCCTGCGCTGCTTTCCATGCTACCAATATAGCACAGCAAATAGTCTCAAAGTGTCTCAACTTTTTTCGCGGCAGAATTTTCTTTGCGAGCCTCCGGCCAGCGGTGCAGCTTTGCGGTGTATTCCTCCACCAATTTCTGATTGCGCGCGTTTTCCATGAGAATGTCCAATGCGGCGTTGTAGTAGCGGAATACTCCCGCACGGCTCATATATAGGCTTTCCGCGATCTTATCCCATGAACGGCAGTCTATGTGCCGCATTTCCACCACCGTGCGTTCCGTGGAGTTTGGCGGCAGAATGTCGATCAAGTCCATCACGGACAGAACGGCCTTTGCCATTTCCTCGCGCTGTTCCTCAATCCGGCTTTCGACCTCCGCGATCCGATAAACGACAGACACGGCACCGTCCGCCGACGGCTGTTTTGCCGCCGGTGTCAGCCGAACCGCGGAGCCGATACGCGGCGCGCGCAGCTCGCTTGACAAAACGGCGTGGCGTTCCTCCAGTATTTTCTTTTTCCGCATGGCCATGTGGTACTGTTGCAGATAGCTTTTTACCGCCGCGCGCCCCGTGGCCTTGTCTGCCGCTTTCTTGCCCATTTTTACACCTCGGTAATGTCGATCCCGAAACGCTCTTTCAGCATTTTCTTTTTCATCATGTACTTTTCCGTTTTGGTCGGCTTGCTTTTTGCGTCCAGCACGACATAGCGCCAGCAATCGCTTGGAAAGCCCAAATCCTCCGCCAGCTGTTCGTCGTCCCTGCTCCGCTCTTTGTATGTGAAATCTGCCTTGTAGCGGATCGCGAGTATTCGTTTGCCCTCCGTGTCCGTGAAAGCCTCTTGCAGCGTAAAGTCTACTTGCAGGCGCAGATCGCGGATTTCTCCGGCCATCTGCCGGAGGATCAAGCCGTCATATACGCGCGCTTCCTTGCAGCTGCCGAATTTCAGCACCGCGCCGGACGGCGTGATCCGCTCCGTCGGCTTGTTGTGGTACTTCGGCACTTTCTCCGGCGATTTCTGCGGAGCGGGCGGCAGCGCAGGCTCGCGCCGCGTTTGCTGTTCCCGCAGCTTCTCCATGGCCTGCCGCTGATACTCCAGCGGCAAATCGGAAACGCTTATAGCCATTACTCCCTCCCGTTCTTCACACGGCGCTGGTAGCGGTAGCACAGTTTCCCACACCGGCGGCAATAGGCGAAATTCGTTTGATATTTCCCGCCGTGCTGGTCGCTCCGGCGGCGCGTGATCGTGACATACCGCGTCATGTCCGGCTCATGCAGCCCTAATTTGCACAGCAAATTCTTTCTCACCGCTTACCCCTCCGCCGTGTCGCTGTTTTTCCCGTGTATGGTTGCAATCAGATATTCCCGTGTCAGCATGATTGCCTCCGGCACATCAGCGCCCGCGTTTCTTATGGCTGTGTAGAAAATCCATGTCATTTCCGCCATACCGCCCACGGCATTGACCACATCTTGTCTTTTATCCATGCTCTGCCTCCATTTCATCGGGGATTTCGATGTA